ACCGCGGCCGAGTTCGACTGGAAGCAGGCCGCCGTGGCGGTCACCTGGAACGGCCTGGAGATCGACGTCCAGAACACCGGCGCCGAGCAGATCATCGATCTGCTGGAGAGCCGGATCCAGAACGCCGAAAAGACCATGGCCAACAACCTGTCCTACGACCTGTATTCCAACGGGACGGCGGACGGGGGCCTGCAGATCGGCGGGCTGCAGCTCTTGGTGGCGGATGCGCCGACCTCGGGCGTGGTGGGCGGCATCGACCGCTCGCAATGGCCGTTCTGGCGCAACCAGGTGTTCTCGGGCGTCACCAACGGCGGGAACGCTGTCGATGCCAGCCACATCCAGGGCTACATGAACCAGCTCTGGCTGGCGACGAAGCGCCAGAACGACGTGGTCGACCTGATCATCGCCGACAACAGCTACTTCAACTTCTATTGGCAGTCGCTGCAGGCGATCCAGCGGATCACCTCGGAGAACCAGGGCGAGGCCGGCTATCAGACGCTGAAGTACATGGGCGCCGATGTGGTCCCGGATGGCGGCGTCGGCGCGGCCTGCCCGGCCAACCACATGTATTTCCTGAACACCGACTACATCAAATACCGGCCGTCAGCGAAGCGGAACATGGTCCCGCTGGAGACGGTCTCCTCCATCAACCAGGACGCCTCGGTGCGGCTGATCGTGTGGGCCGGGAACATGACCCTGTCCAACGCCCAGCTGCAGGGCGTGCTGATCGCCTAAGGGAGCGCAATCCATGAGAGACCTTCGTCAATTGTCCAAGGCCGCGCTCCAGATGGAGACGGCCGGCCTCTGCTCGGCGGTTTGGACCGGTGACTTCGGCACCGGTCAGCCCACGGGCTCGGGTGTCTGGAGTGATCCGGGCGTCAATCCCTGCCGGCTCTATGGGCCGCTGCCCGCCGCCGGCAAGACCGGCGACGGCGTCCTGAACCCGCCGTTCCGGCCGGGGATGGTCGTCAACGGCGACCTGGGCGCCGAGTTCATCCTTGGCAAGCTGGCGCTCTCGGGCGCCACCGACCTGCTACCCGGCCAGGGCTACTTCATCGACAAGGACTTCAACCTGACCCTGACCAGCGGAACCAACGCCAGCAACGTGCTGAACGCCGAGGTGGGGGTGCTGAACGTCTGGGGTCCGCAGACACCGGCCGGGACCTACTGGGCCTGGCTGCAGCGGGCCGGCCACGCCTCGGTCCAGGCCGCAGCGGCCTCGGTCGCCACCGGATCGGCCGAGACGACCACCACGGCGGGCCAATTCAAGTTCCCGGCCTCGCCCACGGCGGCCCAGAAGAACGCCCTGCCGATGACGGCCTATAACGCCTCGTCCGGGGTCACCTTCACCGGCAATACCGCGTCGGGTTCGCCCTACATCACCGCCGTGCAGTCGGTGTCGGGCGGCGCGGCCAACCCGCTGAACGACCTGCAGGTGGGGCAGGTGATCACCGGCACGGGTCTTCCGGCCAACTCGATCGTCGCGGCGATCGACAAGCAGGGCTCCGGCTGGCGGATCACCATCGGCACCAATACCGCCGGCAGCTACGCGGCGACCCAGAACGCCACGGCGAACGGGACCGGCGTGACCTTCACGGTCACCAGCCACGTCACCGCCAACGTCTTCTGGCCCACGCTGGTGAAGCAGAACTAGGCCTGCTGAGCCCCCTCCGCTTCGCAAGTCGGAGGGAGGGGGCTCCTTGGCATCGAGGAACCCGATATGTCCGAAACCGATTTCCGCGACCCCTCGGCCCCAAAATCGCCGGCGATCCCGCAATTCTTCACCGAGGCGGTGAAGCTGGAGTGGAAAAGCCGCCAGGAGGGCCGCCCGATCTTCGAAGACCGGGAGTTCGTCCGCATCATCATCCCGGGCGACCGCCGTTCGATGGCGGTCGAGCCGGTCAACGAGGGCCACCAACAGCGCTGGCCGCGCGAGTACGAGGCTTTCCGCGCCGGCAAGGAGGCGCCCCTGGAGGGAACTCCGCTCTCCGAATGGCCGGTTTCGATGATGAGCCCGGCCCGGGTCCAGGAACTGGCCTATTTCAACCTGCGCACGGTCGAGCAGCTGGCGGCGGTCAACGACGCCCAACTGCAGAACCTCGGCATGGGTTCGCGCGAGCTCAGGGAACGGGCCCGCACCTGGCTCGAGGTCGCCGCCAAGGGCGCCGGGCCGATCGAGCGCCTGATCGCCCGTAACGAGGAGCTGACCCGGGAGACCGATCGGCTCCTGCGCGAGCTGAAGGCCGCCAACGCCGAGCTGTCGGCGCTGAAGAGCAAGGAGGCCGTCCATGCCGACGCTGCAGCGTAGCGTGTCCATCCGCGGCGCGCGGTTCTTCCGCGAGGGTGACCGGGTGATGTTCGTCCGCCACCTCGACGCCTCCACGCGGGAGGGTCCGAGGCCCGCCACGGCTGAGGACCAGGCTTCCCATCCCGAAGCCTGGGCGGAGCTGGGCGAAGATGCGGGGACGACGCCGCGCAAGAGGAAGGCATGAGCCTCCTCACGATCGTTCAGAGCGTGGCGGGTCGCCTCTCCTTGCCGGTCCCTTCGACGGTGGTCGGCTCCAGCGACAAGCAGGTGGTCCAGCTTCTGGCCCTGGCCAACGAGGAGGGGATTGCCTTGGCCGGCCGATATCCGTGGCAGGCCTTGGTCGTGGAGCAGACCTTCACCACCCAGGCTTCGCCGGCCCAGTCCGCGGCCCTGCCGGCGGACTTCGACCGCTTTATCGCCAACAGCTTCTTCAACCGCTCGACCCGCCGCCCGATCGCCGGGCCGATCACACCCAGGCAATGGCAGTGGATCCAGGCACAGCCTGTCTATTCGACCGCCTGCCTGGCCTTCCGCGAGCGGACCGGCCAGTTCCTGATCGCCCCGACGCCGCCGGCGGGGGAGACCATCGCCTATGAGTACATCTCGAGGAACTGGGCCAAGAGTTCGGGCGGGGCGGCGCAAGCGGCGTTCCTGGCCGACGGCGATACGGCGCTCCTGGCCGAGGAACTGATCGGACTTGGCCTGCGCTGGCGGTTCCTGCGCGCCAAGGGGCTCGACTACGCCGAGGAGATGGCCAGCTACGAGCGAGAGCTCGAGCAGACCGCGGCGCGTGACGGCGGGGCGACGGCCTTGTCGATCGCTCCCCGGCCCTTGGACCAGGCCCGCGTGAACCTTCCAGACGGGAGCTTCGGCTGATGCGGAGCGCTCTGCGCGCCGGCCCCCGGGGCCGGCAGGTCTCGTTCGGGCGCTCGATCCCGGCGCCGATCGGGGGATGGGACGCCTATAGCCCCCTGGCGGCCATGCCGATCGAGAACGCCCAGATCCTCGACAACTGGATCCCTCGCGCTGGCTATGTGGAGCTGAGGCGGGGCTTCGTGCCCCAGGTGACCGGCTTCACCAGTCCAGTGGAGACCCTGATGGCCTTCCGCGGCGGGCCAGCGGGGGACCTGCTGTTCGCCGCCGCCGGCGGCAAGCTCTATGACGTGACGACCCAGGGCGCGCTGCTGGGCGCGCCGCTCTACGCTGGCGCGGGCTCGAACCGCTGGAACTCCACCGGCTTCGCCAATTCCGCGGGCGCCTGGCTGATCGCCTGTAACGGCGTGGACGATCCGATCGGCTACAACACGAGCTGGACGGTGCTGCCAACGCTGTCGGGCGTGTCGGGGCCGATCACCCTGGACCCGACCAATCTGTTCAACGTCTTCGCCCACAAGGGCAGGCTCTACTATCTGGAACGTCGGAGCCTCCGGGTCTGGAACCCGGCAGCCGGGGCGGTGGGCGGCGCCTGCACCCTGCTCGACCTCTCCTCGATCTTCTCCAAGGGCGGGCGGTTGGTCTGCGGCGCCAACTGGTCATCCCAGCTGGGCCTGACCACGGACGACTTTGCGGTGTTCATGACCGACCAGGGACAGCTGGCGGTCTATCAGGGGACCGATCCGACCAACGCCTCGGACTTCGCCCTGGTGGGCGTCTTCGACCTCGGACCGCCCCTGGGCCCGCGCGCGATGGTGAAGTTCGGCGGCGACCTAGCGATCGTGACCTCCGACGGGGTGATCCCGCTCAGCCAGGCGCTGAAGCTCGACCGGTCCCAGCAGAATGAGGTGGCGCTGACCGCCAAGATCGTCAGGGCGTTCTCGGCCGCAGTGAAAGCCTATGGCTCCAACCAGGGCTGGCAGGGGCTGCTCTATCCGGGCGCCTCTCCCTCGGACGACCCGGAAGCGGCTGGCGGCTCCCTGGCCATCTTCAACGTGCCGGTCCAGGCGCTCGGGACGTCGATGCAGTTCGTCCAGAACGTGCTCACCGGCTCCTGGTGCCGGTTCTTGAACCTCGAGGCCTTCTGCTGGGAGTTGGCCAACGGCTGCGTCTATTTCGGCTCGACCAACGGAGTCTATCAGTGGGACGCGGGCTCTTCGGACAACGGCGTGCCGATCGTCGGCGACCTGAAGAGCGCCTTCACCGACTTCGGCGACCGAGGCCGGCAGAAACGCTTCACCATGATCCGGCCTCTGCTGGAGACCACGCCCCTGGTGCAGCCGGCGCTGGAGATCGACGTCGACTATCAGGAGAGCGAGCCGACGGCGGTGCCGACGGTGGTGGGGCAGGCGCAGACGGGGACGGAGATCCGTTACGATTGGACCTCGGCCTCTGGCATCGGCTACGTGGGCGCCGCGCGGCTGCAGGTGAACCTGCAGGGCGACATCACGACCCCAGTGCTCGGTGTTGGCGACACGCCGCCCCATGACCTCGCCGTCGACGGCTCGGGCGACACCCTCTTCACCCAGACCGGCCTGCCGTTCGACGTGCCCTGCCGGCTGCTCGGCTTCGACATCATCTACGAGCCCGGCGGACAGCTCTGATGCGGCTGGTGCTCAGCCAAGGCGCCGAGGTCGCCGAGTGGGTGGGCCGGAAGATCCCGCACGTCGGCTCGGGCGAAGCATTCGGGCCCTGCACGGCGATCGGGGTGGCGTCCGAGGATGGGGTCCTGATCGGCGGGGTGGTATTCTCCAACTGGCAACCTGCTTGCCGTTCGATCGAGGCGAGCTTCGCCTCGGAGACGCCGCGTTGGCTGACGCGCCGGATCATCGGCGGGATCCTCGCCTATCCGTTCGATCAGCTCGACTGCCAGAGGATCACCGCGATCACGCCCCGTAAGGCCAAGGCGGCGAGGCGCTTCCTCGAGGTGTTCGGCTTCAAGCGTGAAGGCCTGGTCCGCAAGGGCTTCGGCGACGACGACGCGATGATCTCGGGGATGCTGAAGCGGGAATGGGAGGCGAGCCGGTGGATGGCGGGGAGGCGGAGAGGGGGTGTGGTCGAGGCTTGA